GTACTTCATCTTGTTTTGTATATGTCCATGTTATCTTGTTGGCGTGATGAACGCCTTACTGATTTAGCAAGAAGAAGGGATATCACTGTGGACCTTTTTGCCTCTCTTCGGAGATCCAAGATGTTCCAATTGTTTTCCCTTTGTATTGTTTCTAAAGTAATTTACAATTTTATTTCCATGTTCAAAGCCGTTTCTAGTGTCCAGCAAAATGCTTTAGTACCAGAGAGTGTCGAAGAAATCGCTAAACGCGATTCTGAGATTAATCCCTGGGCTACTGCTGTAGCTGCGAAACTACATGTTAACGATCGCAATGCCACTATGACTCATGCTCAAGTGGTTGCGAAAGTGTCCCAGAATTTATTTCATGGAAAATTTGTAGAAGACGGTTTTATCCAGACTTGTGATATACTCGCGATTTCTGGAAATACTTTTTTGGTTCCTTTACATTTGTTTAAGAATCGAAAGGATATGAAAGTTCTTATCACAAAAACTGAACAACAAACCATCAATTCAGCTTTCAAAGGTTTTGTAAGTGTGGAGCATATGATTCCTATCCCGAAGAAGGATTTGGCAATTGTGTGCATTCCATCAGGTGGAATCTTTTCTGATATCTTGCACTTGTTTCCTGACACTATAACAGCCAGTGGTTCTTCTACCTTTTTATATCGTGAAGACTCTGGTAAATTGCGTGAGGATCCTATGTGGATTACTTATACGAAAGACTCTGAATCAGGTGGACCTGGATATTCTTATAAATGTCCTTATAACACATTTACTGGCTTGTGTATGGCTGTTGCCGTTTCCAATTTTAAGGCTTCGTGTATTGCTGGTGTTCATCTTCGCGGTATTAGTGGTACTCCTGCCGGAAAGGCGTTGACCATAACTCGTGAAGAGCTGAAATCAGCTATTTCTCAAGCCCATAAAAAGTGGATTGGTGCGTTTCCTTCGCATTGTAATGGAACTTTTCCGACTATTCGTTATGATAGTCAAGTTCTAGCTTCTCAGGAAATTCATCCTAAGTCCCCAATCAATTATCTTCCAGAGGGAAGTAATATTGAATATTTGGGGCAAGGTGGGCAGCGGGCCTCGATGACTCATAGTAGTGTTAAAACTACTCCAATCTCGAAAGCCGTTGCAGCTGTCACAGGAAATGTCATTCAACATGGCCCTCCCCAATTTCATCGTTGGAAAATGTGGCAAGAATCTTTAGTTTTCTCAGCTAACCCCGGTGCTGGAGTTGAACCTAGTTTGATTGCCCGCGCTTACACTGATTATACTAATGGACTTATAGATGTCTTTCAGAGTAAGGAATTTGTTAAAATGACTCGTTCCGAACTTAAACCTTTGAATGAGATGGAGACACTTTGTGGCCGCGATGGTGCAAGGTTTATCGATCAAATGCAAAAGGGAACATCTAAGGGTTTTCCATTGAGTGGACCTAAGAGTGAAATGATCACTCTTTTAGACCCCTTGGATTATCCTAGTCATTCTTGTCCTGCAGTTTGTGACCAGCAAATTTTAGATGAAATTGAAGTTATGCGTTCTAAGCTTTTAAGTGGTGAGCGTTGTTACTCCATTTTCAAGGCTTGTGTGAAAGATGAGCCAACTAAAATTGGCAAATCTAAGGTCAGAGTTTTTCAGGCTGCTGATTGGGCTACTCAAATGTTAGTCCGGCAATATTTTTTGCCCATAGCTAGATTACTTTCCTTATTTCCTGTTGTTTCCGAATGTGCCGTTGGCATTAATGCTCAGGGTCCTGAATGGGACCAACTGGCGCGCCATATGACTAAATGTGGAAAGGATAGAA